TCATGTGCAATGTTTTCCCAATTGACCTCAAAGTCGTGTCGCATTCTAATTACACCAGACACAAAACTCCTGTATCCCCCTGCGTTTTTTATAGCGATTTGTTCTTCTGCTGGTTGTATTCTCATATATCCTCCTAGAGTGGTCCGAGTGTGGTTGTTTGACCGAGCGTGTTCGTGCCTAACACCCAATAATCTGTAGCTGATGATGGCTCAAGATCCCATACGACTGAATAATCTTGATTCTCAAATGCATGTGTTTCTGCAATTATAAAGTACGGAGCGGCATCCAGTCCAGTCTGGGTATCGGTTACTGTTACACGGTCGAAGATAGATCTGGTTAAAGCCTGAGTCAATAAAGCTGCACTACTAGTAGGTTTAAAACTAATGCTCTTAACGCGACCTCTTGGGTCTTTACGTTCTCTCAATATATGTCCTGCAATTGTATCAGCAGTATCAACGCTATCCATGTTATAACCCCAGGTTAGTTGTCTTCTCCCATAATCCCGGATACTATCATCTGATTGGGACGATTGCTCGACCACGGCAAACGAATCTAGTTTGGTTCCTCTTAGTTGTCCGAAAGTTATATAGCCATTAGTTGATCCTGACAAACTATAACGTACTGTCACCCTAGTGGCGAATGACTTATCCGATACTATTGCTCCAGTACATGAGCTAGTCAAGTTTGTGCCTGTTCCGTCTGCAGATGCGTTACATAAAAAGTCAGTAGTAGCCGCTGGAGTAATAGGGCTTTTGACAGCAATCTTGTCTCCGGAGCTTTGGCCTTCAATTACATATGTTATATCTACAGTGCTACCTGCTGATATTGCTACTGGATTTTGTAAACCGGCAACGACCTGTGTCGCTGTTTCTCTTCTGGTTGCAGCTCTTACATTTACCAAGTTTGCAATATCCGTACTGGAACCATACTGATAATCCATGTCGGAAAATGTTGTTATAGCATAATCTACAGTCTTGTCAGTTATAAGATGGTGGCGATTTATAGCGTTTAATACGCCATCTCTGGCTGACCACAAACGCCCATATTCACGTCCTACCGTTTCTTGCATAGCTCCGTAAACTGTTGTATTGTCACCCCAATCGCCTGCAAACAAGAATGTTGATATACCTGTTTCAAAATTTGCAAATGTCGAGGTCGATCCTAACTCTGTAGTGTTTCCGAGCTCGGACTGGCCAACAACTCCGAGGAACCAGGCCGACGTTCCTGGCGGGTAAATTCGACTATTCTCAAGAATAGTATCCAGTACAGAATCATACGTGACATTTTCTTGAACTGGTATAGCTACCTCGCTTAAAGCAGCTCGAGACTGGAAGCCTTGCGCTGTTATTACACACTTTTTCGATAGATCTGGAGTTGGTTTTAGAGAATCAACCCATCCCACGAACATTGTACGAACCGTACTATCTGTCGGATCCGTACTCGTAAGCTTGCACAAGATTCCGGGCTTAAGTTTGCCAAAATAAGTACCACTGCTAAACTCCGGTGAAAATCTGCGATCTGCGTTATTAAGTGTTACCGATAGAGTACTTTCGCGCGCCATCGGCTCATAGGCGGATCCAAATCCAATAGTCCAGACTGAACTTTCTAAGTACGTAGATACTTCCGTATAGGTGCCCGCAGTTACAATATCCCTTAAGTAAAGCTTCCATGTCGGTTGTGCCATTTACATTACCCTCGCAAAATCTCTACCGCGTTGTCTTGCGGCAGCTTGTACTTTTTCAAACAACTGGCTTTCAGTGGAAACTCCCTGTACATATAAATTCTGTATGACCATGTTGCCCCCATTACCTTTTGTCGAATGTGCTGGGGTTACAGAAACACGTTCACCACTAGACACACCCATCATAAAACTGTCATTCGGGAAACCGGGTGGTATAACTCCATTGAATCCATGTTGTGCTGTAGCTTGCAACCTAGCTTTAGCCATCTCTAAGCCTGCCGATATTTCACTGTCCGAAAACCCGCTCGCTAATCCTGTGCCAGCTCCGCTTTTCATAAAGTCAAACGCCCAGCCCTCTGTATGACCGCCAGCTAAATCTAACTTGTGGCGTTTTGCTAAATCAAACCATACATCAGACGCATGTCCTTCTGCGCTTCTGCCAGCCGCGCCTTGTTGATAACCTTGTTTTTTAGCCCATGCTGCGGGATCTTGGTCTTCGCCCGGTGGCGGTCCACCTGCTGTGCCCGGCATTCTTTGCCCTAATTTCCCTAACGCTTGCCATGTTTCAATAGTAGCTTTAGTCATGTCTTTCTGTCTTTTTATAAAACCACTTTGAGAAGATGCCGCGCCATTAAAAGAGTCTTTAAGATTATCTACTACAACTTTTTGTGATGCTAACATTTCAGCAGTTATGCCACTGGCTGCTCCATTTTCGTTTAATGCTTCAGTCATGCTACGCAGTTTATTTTCTGCGTCTATAATTTCCTGATTAGTTTTACCTTGTTGCAATTCAAATAATTGTTGTGCTTCTCTGTTAATGTTTGTAGCGTATGTATTGTCAGATAGTCCACTAGTATAAGTTTTTAATTCTTCATTAGCGTCTTGATACATATCATCGAATTCACCAAAAATCTCAGACCACAGATTGGCAACATCAATGGTGCCTTGCCACTCACCAGAGGCTTTTCCTAATAAACCAATATAATCTTCGTGGTTGTCCATTGCTAAACCCATAACCATATCAGCTTCAGCAACACTTATGCTATATGCACGCATTTTGCTAGCAGATACAATGGCAGCGTCACCAGTGGCTGTGATTCCATCTTTGGCAGCGTCTAGCGATTCAGTCACTTGAATTAATACGCCTTCCAATCTTAGCGCTTCATCGCTATTAACTCCAAGCTCCTTAGCGGCTTGCAGATACGCTTCTGACGCTTCTTTTTGTTTCATTGTCAGAAACTCCACTTTGGTCACAGTTTCGCCCATAGCATTTGCGTGGCGTCTTTCAATTTCTTCTGCTTCTGCTTTAGCTTGTGCATTAGCCAAAATAGCTGCGTTGTTTTCTTTTATAATTTTAGTGCCTTGTTTCCAGGCCTCAGCTTCGCGTATTATGTCTTCCTGCATTTCTTGAGATACATTCATCTCAGCTTGCATGCGTAATTCTGCCAATCTTTTAGTGTATTCTTCAGCCTGTTTGCTGGCAATTTCAACGTTTCTGCTCCACGTAATAGCCTGATCCGCTCCAAGCCGAGACATCTCGGCTTGGACTTCTAATTCGTGTTCAGACCTATCTAGGCTGTCCACCCATTTTTGTGTTGCGTCTATAATTTTTCCAGCTTCTACAAGCCACGGATGAATACCTTCATTTATATTAGTTTTAAGAGTATCTGTTAAATTTGAAATTTTGGCTTCTAGTTGGTCATAAGAGTCTGTTGCGCTGTCTGTATTACCGCCTGCCTGATCTATAAGGACTGCTCCAGCTCGTAAAGTTTCATTAAGTAATGCTTGTTTTTGTTCATCAGCTGTTAATTGCTCTACCGTTTTACCTAATGCCTCTGCGTACTTTTCGTTAGCTTCGCCAATCCTAATCGTAAGACCTAAGTTGTCTAAAATCATCGGACTAGCGCGCTTGACACCAGTGGCTAAACTATTATAAAGAAAAGTGGTGTCTCCTAAGGATGGATTAAGTTTTTGCGCTGCCTTTGCAATCTCTAACAGTTGTGGTGTTGCTTGCGCTAATTGATTAGCTAGTTCGCCTTGTGCACCTGCCAACAATGTAGCCGTTGAGCTCATCAATTGCATATCTGATACAGTGCCTCTTGATGCTGCGCGAAGTAAGTCCAAATGATCAGAAGACGCACCCACTTTTGACATCAACATATCAAACGACTGTGATGTTTGCGATATAGCTGCCCCGGCTTGCCCAAGATCAAATGCCTTTTTGGCCCCTAAACTAAAGGCTGCTAATGCTGCTGTAGCTTTGCCTACCGGTCCAGTTAAGGCTTTCATAAAACCGCCCGCCTTGTTAGAGCTTTTACCTAAATTCTCTAAATCTTGCGTAATGGTTTTAATTGTTTTGCCAGCTTTATCTGTAAGCGTTATATTAATTTTTAGATCTGATTGCGCTGCCATTATTATTCCCTTCTTAATTTTTCAATGCGTGAATATAATCTCCACGCTGCGGGGTTGTTGTTACTCCAATCCGTCAGAGACATACTACCCCTATTCTTTTCTGATAGAACTGCATTGTATGCGTTCAAACAAAACGACATCTTTTGTAATAACCCAACAGGTTGATCTAGTATACCTCCTGTTTCTGGCAAAGAATTCCATTGGTTGCACGATATAGCCAGTTCTAGTATAGCTGGCATTGCACCTCCATCTGCTGCGGAGGCACATGCCAGCATTAAGCTTCCGGGTCGCTAATGGTTGACTGCTCTAATAAGTGTGATGCTATTTCCTCAGCCAACCATCTTGCTTGTGAAGGTGTCAAGTCCATCGGATCAAGCGACTCATCCATAAACCAACCTGCACTTTTGGCCGCTTGTAGAACGCCGTTCCATTGTGCCGGCCCTGTCGCTTCTTTGTAATCATCCAACTCTTCCCAATATTTTACTGCGTGCTTTTGTTTTAGTGTTACTATATCTACATCCACATCTAATTTAGTATTTGAAAACGTTGGCATAATTACACTCCTTGTTTACATAGTGCCTATTTGCCCTAAAAACAGCCTTTTTAGCAATTTACAGGACAAATAGGTATATTCACCTTTTATTGAGTTCCGACCGTTAAATCCCCGGTTCCCTGGAAGCCTACTGTTACCGCTACCACTCCGTCATAAGGCACTCCAAACTCTATACTTGATACTATAACGTTACCGCTAATTTGTACAGCTCCACTGCCAGTACCTTCTGGACGAATTTTTATTTCTCCAGTTGTACCGGGCAGTATCTCGCTATCGAATAACTCAGTCGAATCGTCGTGTAAAACTTCAACACTACCGCTAAAGTCCTTGACAGTTGAAGTGTAGGTTTTGACAGCTAAAGCTGCTGCTGTTGTTTCTACCAAGTCAATAGCGTGGTTAATGCTTGCACTTCTAACGTGACTGAATGCTTGACTATCAATCATTACTACTAAATTCTTGCCTGTATATACAGCCATCTTTTATTCTCCTTCTGGTTTGGGTGCGGCTTTGTTATAAGACCGCTTTTTTCTAATTATGCCTTTTTCAATATAGATCTTAATCACTTCGTCATCTATATCGCTGGGCAAAGGCTCTCCCACTTTGATTACTTCCCCATCTTCTCGGATGAGGTTGCGTTTTAGTATATAGTCACTCATATATTCCTCCTAACTACTTAGTTCTCGTACTGTTATTATGGTTACTACCGCATAATAAAATTCGTCTGTTCCTCCCGGGAACTCTATTATTGTACGTGTTGCCGTTGCACCTGTTATATCGCAGTTAGTATAGATACCTCTACTATCTTTCAGTTTACTCAAAATAGCGTCTGAGTACCTCTGTTGATCTGGTAGCTCATCCATCTTACGGCTTAGACCTACACTTTCTATTAGTGCAAGTTCTGTAACTGTATGAGTGAACTCCGCATTTGTAGTTACCGCATCAAAAACCATGTCATCTGTATTGCCACCTTCAGACGTTACACCTATTAAGCGTACTGGCAAATCGGCCGCACCCATACTCACAGGAATCTGGTTAATATCCTTAGCTGTGGGAGTGACGGTATCTCCAGCCTCGTTGGTGTACGAAACTGATAGGTTTGTTATCGCGTCGGTTATTGCGCGAAGATTCGAACTCATTAGTAGGCCCTCATAATATATGGAGATAATATTCTTGTTACGTCTCTAGGTATAGCAGACGGAAGAATAGTTACACCATCAATTATTAAAGGACGATCGCCATCGCTATTCGTTTCTCGCTGTCTATACAAAAAAGCTGTCAATCTAATACAAGCCTGTTGTATATCTGCGGGTACAGAACCACTAACTGAATAGCCCCATTTTGCTGCAATACTTATTGCGTTTGCGTCATTACCATCAGAATTTCCTTGCCACCAGGCACTGGAGCTTGGTAACAACTCTAAACCATAAGCAGGAAATCTATTACGTGGTAAATAAACAAAATCAGTGTCGGCCGACAAAGTGCTGCCATCACCATTAGTTACTGTGGTGGGTGCTGCAGCAATTTCAAGCTGATCACTGAAATATAACACACGCCCCTCAACATCAAGCCTAGCATCAAACTTTTTAGTTGTATCACCTGAAACGTCAAATACTCTACCGGTATAGCTTTCAATAATGCTTTGCGCATTAGCAATCAAATCACCAATTAAAGTATCGTCACCGCTTGAGCTAATACCTAAATAAGTCTTAACTTTCGCTGTTGTCGTCAGAGCCACTATCTTTCACCTTTTTCTTTTTCTTCTTTGCTACCTCTACAGCATGGCCGGCTTTAATAACATCATCAGCAAACTCTTTACTTACTTCCTTGATGTCATCAATAGCCATACTAACGATTTTACCATTGCGTCCGGGATCCGCTCCAGCAAAATGCCTCAAAGCTTTTATCATTATCATTTTCTGTTTAAGTATTTCCATTTTCCCCTCCATCATGTGGGTGGAGTTTCCCCCACCCACTAGATTGTGCTTATTTGCCCTAAAAACAGCCCTGTAAGCAGTTTATATAGCTACTTGGTACTAGTTATTAGCCAGCGTTAGTTGCGTATTGGAAGGCCTCTGCTTGTAGGACGGCTCCTCCAAATCGGATGTGTACAAAGAATCCAATCTGTCCCGATCCTTGATATAAATATGGATTACGGGAAACTACCATTTCATTACGCTCTACTAAGCCGTAGAATTCCCAGTTACCAACTAAGACAACGTCACGACCTGCGGCCATGCTCAAGATGTGGCCAGTTGTGTAAACTGGTTTACCATAGAGTTCGCCGTTGGCGCTGTCGCCCATTGGAGTTGGCTGATAGAAGAAAGGACCGGAACCGCTCAATCCACGAACGACACCCAATGTAGCTTGGTTCATTGACCAAGCAACGTTGCCCATTTCGTATCCTGCTGGAAGCTTGTAGTACAATTCTGGAATTTCAGCTGCTGCAATTGTGGTACCGGAATCGAGGGTCAAGCCAGCTGTACCGCCAGGAATGGCGCCTTGTGGTTGTCCTGATCCAGTTCCTGTGATGCACATATCGTTGTAGATGTCAGCTGCTGAACGTCCCCACATTCCACCGAGGAATTCCTCGAGGTTGGATTTTTCGTCAGCAAGTAATTCTTCAGAAACTTTAGTCAAGTTAGTGAATTTGTAGACTGAGATGGAATTGCTGGTGAAAGTAGGCTCAGACTCATTGTAAGCGCCTTCTTCAGCTGTTAGTGCAAATCCACCAGTTGCGTTTTCACTTGGTACTTGTACTGAGTCAACTGAGGTCTCAATTCTCATTGCGCCTGCGGCGTGAGGAATTGAAAGATCATCACGTTTTGCAATGATGGACTCGTGTAACCCTTCTGGAACTAATACTCCACCTTCTGCGGCTGCTCCTTCTTGGAGAGCTGCTTTGGTGTAATAGTTGTCAGAACCAGTTTTTACCCAGTGCATAAAAGCGTCGCCACCGTCGTGATCTCCGCCCATCTTGGTAATTTTCTTGGTTGCTGGGGCTTCGATTAGGATGCCGCCACGTTCTTCAACTTCAGCTTCCCAAGCATTTTTTACTGCATCTTGTGCTGCTGTATTCAATTCAGCCTTCAAAGCGTCCATGTCAATTACTGGAGCTTCAGCTGGTACTTCTGCAGCCTCTTCGACTGCTTCATTGTTTACGTCGTCACTCATTATATTCTCCTTTTTAATTTCTTCTGTAATCGCGTTATCTTCCACAGATTCCGATTGGTCTGCAATTGAGCTCTCTGGTAGTTCACCCTTTAGCTCGTCAGCCTCTGCCAATTCTTCGTCCGCTTTAGCTTCTGCGTCCATTACTATTCCTAAGGCTTTAAGATATTCCACACCCAACGTTCTGGGTTCTGCTGGAGTTGGAGTTAGTGATAACTCATACAAAGGCCAGCGCTTGATATTACCTTTTAGCCGTTCTACTAAATGAGCCACTGAGCCTGTGCTATATCCCAGTTTGCCCTTTTTGATCAACTCCAATATTTGTTCTGCATATTTGGCTGATCGTTGTATCTGTGCTTCCATCCATAAACCTGCGTCAGTCTGTTTAATTTCAACTACCTTGCCGATAATTGCTTTTACTTCTTGCGCATGATCATATAATACTGCTGGGTTTTCAGCGTGTTCTAAAACAAAATCGGTATCTTTTGTGAAGGTATCCCCTTCTACATCTTTACCTCCAAACACTACACCCCATCCACCGACAACGAAGTGATCATCATCAACAGACTTTAGTTCTAGCTTTTTATAATCGTCCATATCTTGTTCCTCTTCTAAACCCACCTGATCTATATATTCGCTATGTGTACTACATGGCATATAAATTACATCACCACCCTCAGTCATAGTATGTACACCTTCACAACCTATTTCATCAGCTCTTACTAAGGCTTCTTCCTCTGTGCTGTATTTATCAACACCAATGCGGGCTTTGTTTTCGTCCTCTGTAACCCTTTCTAATACAGCAAGATATGCCGCAGCTTCCTCTACGTCATCATAACATTTAAGCCTTTTATCTGGCTCTAATTTGTAAACACAATACTTGTTGTCTATTTCACGTATATCATACGGCATAATATTATCCTTTTCTTAACTCACTGTTGATCTTTCTCTGTATCTTACGCATAATCATCGGTCGTCTTTTTTCTACTATTGAATCAAGAGTTTTCCATATTCCTTTATGCATCCATGCTTGCTGTCTGCCTTTGCCCTTGTCCGGCCCCTCCGGTCCCATAACATAAATACCATACCTCACCCCTTTCCTTCTAGCTGTATTCTGTACTAGAGCATCAATGCCAGTTTGCTTTTGTTTTACTCTATGCGACCAACTTGCTCCAAACAAGCCTGTACGTTTATATTTACTGCCTTTGCGACTTATCTTTTTTGCCTGTGGATACGTAGCAGCTCGGCGAATTATTATGTTAGCTTCCTCTTCAATAGCAGGCACTAAATACTTGAAAGATGCCACGCGCCCTAACTTCTTGTTTAGAGCTTGGATGCCATCCACATTAATTCCATCAGCCATTTATCTAAACTCCACTACGGGCACCAACCAACATCTACAATTAGGGTGCGCTGGTGGTCTGTCAAATGTTTGACCTGCGAAATTTCCTGCACTTGACCTACCGCCCGGATGTGTAAACTGATCCCCTAACCCAGCCTGTTCAGATCTGTTCAGTTGGTCTGCTATGGTTGCTGGTTCTGCACCTTCAGCACCAAATATAATACCTCCTAAAGGAGCGCATATAGGGCACACTAATTCATCATTAGCTGTGCGCCACTCTTTTCCTGCTACAACCTCGCTCTGCTCCCAAGCCATAACCTCACCTTTAGCAAATGCATTTGTTACCTCTGTTTGTGCTATCAGTTTAGCTCTTGCTTTATCAAAACCCCAACCCATCATTTCAAGTGTTCCTATCAACCCAGCAAATCCTGCACCTGTGTCTTTCCATTGCTCTATAGCTTTCTTTAGGGTTTCTCTACTTGTTTGATTGAGTTCAACCATCAAATTTCTTACATGGTTAGTCACCCATTGAATACCAGCCCCAGCCAAGCCTGACCAATCAATATCATCAAGTTGTTTTTCAACTCCATAGATCGCATCTATTTGTGATCTGCCTACATCCTGTCCTAACAATACTGCTTCATTAATCATATTGAATAACGCATCCTTTATATCTTCATCTGCCAAACTCAAATTGGCTTCTGCACTGTCAATCGCTGCCGCATTCGGCAATGCTAACCGCAGTTGTTTTTCCAATGCTTTTGCTAATGCTGTAATCCCTGCATTTTCAATCTTTACCCTTTCCTTGTCTGCTCCATCTCTGGTATAAGGTAGCTTGTCCTGCACAGCCTTATGGGTATCCTTGCCAATCAAGTGGAAACATACGTGACCCGAAAGCCACTCTTACCTCCTCAACTGTTTCAGCCTTATCAAGTAACGTTTGTATTTCTTGTGCTTGTTGTTGTGGTATATGTTTCGCTACAAACTTTCGTCGGTTGGGTTTGCCTAAACTTCTAATCGCGAACCTCTGCCAGCTTTGTATTTCAGTGTCTACTAAATTCTCTTCACTATCAATACCTTCTAAGTCCTCAGTAGCTCCTTCTGGTTCAGGTGGTTCTGGATCATTTTCTAATGGATCATAACCTAACATTAACATCGCGTCAGGCAAAGGTACTCCAGCCTGTACCAACTGCAACAATGATCCAGCTCTAAGACTTTCGTCAGCTTGGTAAACCTCCATAGTCTCAGGGACAAATTGTATTGAATAGTCTGTACCTCCAAGTAACTGTGAGTTTACAGCGTCCTCAAACAACGGCAGTCGCGGGCGTACTGTCATGTTCCAGAACGAGTACATGTCCGATTGCGAAGTCGCGTAGTTTGCCGCATCACTCTCTAATATGGAGCGAGGCACACCGAGAGCCGCGCCTATTTCTAATGCAACTCTGTTGTTTAGCTCCTGCATACTCATTGATTTTAGATCAGGTGTAAGCGTTGTAACTTTAATGTCACCTCTTAAAAACAGAGTGCGCCAAGCATTACTCAGCCCGGACAATCTACGCTTAAAGAAAGATTGTGCCCTTTCTAGTTCTTGTGGGTTAGGGTTTGCGCTAGTGCTTATCAATGTTGCTGGCATACCACCTTGCTCAAAAAACTTAGATGCAAAGTCTGACATATTGAAACTTAGCTGGCTAGCAGTCAACGCCACTTGGGCAGGGGGTAAACCTGCTCCGGTGTCTGATGTCATGCTAGGTTCACGGACGGCTATGACTTCGTCAGCACCCCACGGTCCATATGTTTTTCCTGCGATCTGTTGAGTGAATATAGACTTGCCATGTTTCATTGTCCATTTAACTGTAGTGGGGTTTAATATTTGTATGCCGGTTAGGATACTGCCTTTATACTTCTTTAGCCCTACAGCCTGTCCCGTTAATAACAAGCCTAGCTCCATCATATAAATACAGGTTGCTAGATCAGGCTTTAAAGGATATTGAACTTCCTCTCCGTTTCTAAAAACAACGAAAGGAACGCTTGAAATACTGCTTGCTCTTAAGTTGACGGCTCTATAAAGTAATGGCACTGATGCCCACGCACCAACGGCATCAGATGCAGATCGCGACGCTTGACCTTCTGCAAATCCTTCTGCCCATCCCGGTACTCCCACCAAAGCCTTTACGTTTTTATCTATTTGAATTTGTTTTAATGCCATATCAGCCTCTTATATACTTAGTAATACCATTGGCTCGGATGACTCTTTACCCGACCATGCTAGCGCTAAAGCCATAACACAGTCGTCATGCAGTCCACTAGGTGCTGAATATTGCAACCTACCTGATGCCAATCTTTTCGCTTGAAATGCTTGTAACTCTCCTATCAGTACAGGATCATTTGGAATTGATATTAGTTCTTGCTCAAACGCTAATGCTAACCCATCTATAATTTGTTGCTTGCTTTGTGAAGTAGTTGTAAAACCTATAATAGGCAAGCCCTGATTAGCTAATGTTTCAACAATGGGCGCACCCATAGCATTCTGCTCTGCAATGATGTCGCCCGGATACCTCTCATGTAATGCTACTAAATTATTAACTTGTGTCTGATAATCTACCTTTACCAAACGCATAACTTCTACCACTTCGCCGGTATCTATATTGACTATAACCATGACCGTGGCATCGTGTGACCTGCCCCAGTCCACTCCCATGACGTACCGCCCTGTTTGTGGTTCTTGATCTGTTACGGCGCTCATAACTTTTCTAAAGACGCCGCCCGCATCGTCCAGAAATTTCGCCTCATACTCCTGTTGGTAGATCATATCGGGTAGGTCTTTTTGTGCTTGCTCAATCTCTGCTTTATCTATATGTGGGTTGCTACTGGTGGGATAAGCAAACGATTCCCACTCTTCGTCCTGTAACCCTTTTTGATATGACCGAAAGAACCAATTCTTGCCTTTGGGCGTTGATATGATCAGAGTCTTACCTTTGCGATCAGATAATGCCGGACGTATAGCCTCGGACCACGCTCTTTCATTCACAAATCCTGCCTCATCAATACAAACATAATCCAAACCCTCGCCACGTAAGCTGTCTGGATCATCTGCAGACCTAACTTGTATGCTTCCTCCTGTTGGAAACTCCACCAGCCTTTCACTCTGTTTGATGGTAGCGCCGGGTATGCTATGCGCTATTCTTGAAATAGGTCTCCAGCCGACAGTCGCCATCTTGTAACTCGGGCTTACCCACCACGCCCTGCGCCCCGAAAATGCTTGTTCCATTGCTTCAAAAACTCCGAGCCTAGTCTTGCCAAAGCGCCTGCCTGCAGCTAATACCCTAAAGCGGGCATCACTATTGTGTACCTCAGCTTGTGCTTCGTGTGGTGTAGCGTTAAGAGTCAGAGCCATTATCTCCATCCCAATTTACTATTAATTCGATTGCTCCACCTTCTGTACCACTAATCTCATGCCTTTGATGATCGCCATACATTTCTCTTCTATGTGCCTTGAGTAAGAACTTAAGTAAACCGTCTGAGTGTTCGTGAGCTCTTTTCCAAGCCGTTAACTCTAACGCGTCCACAGCATCAGCCAGCGCATCATCCCAAGCTTTTCTAAATACTGGTTGCTTTGCCTTAGCCGTATAAGCATTCTGACGAGTTATATTAGCCTTCTGACAAGCAGCCCTAACATTACCTGACTGCCTCAGTGCTTCTATAAATGCTGGTTTCCAACCGTTCAATTTAGCCATATTAGTGTCAAATCTGTCAAATAAGTTCTGGTTGCTGTCCTGTATACGTTGCCCATCTTTCAAGCGTGACTGCTATATACTTTGGTTCAATATCTACAGCCCTACATTTGCGACCTAGTCGTTCACACGCTATCAAAGTTGTACCACTTCCGAGATAAGGGTCTGCAATTATTTGCCCTGTACACCATTGTTTAATGATGTCTTTGATTAAAACTATAGACTTTTGTGTTGGATGTGTCCGAACTTCGTTATGTTCGCCATCCCGTAAAAACCCATACCATTGGTGGCGTAGTATTCGCCTCTTGTGTTTCTTCTTTGACCAAATTAATTCAAACTCAGAGCCAAACCCATCTGCCTGTGATTCCTTGCGCTTATCCCACACAAGCCACGAGCCGTCATTTCGATTGACTAAGTGTTCAGCGTAATAATCCGCACCAAATAGAAATACCTCCTTCACGCCATCTGCCCACAACTCCAACATTGGAACAGGATTAAACGGTTGTTGGTCGCCATAAACTGGAGTGTACTTTTTCCCACGAATATTGTTTTTAAATCCAAGAGATGAATTTGTCCCTCCAATTGCTGACCAGTCAGTATTCAAATCAATCCCATACGGTGGATCGGTTAACAACGCATCTACCTTTTCCCCATCCATCAACCTAGCCACCACGTCTGCATCAGTGCAATCGCCACATATTATTCTATGTTCACCCAACTGCCACAACTGCCCAAGCTCAACGCCCCATTTCTTTCTTAGTTCGTTAGCTTTGTCTATTGACGGCACATAGTCTTCTTTTGGTATATCACGCCAACCTTTCACCAGTTTATCCAGTTCGTCAGGTTTCCAGAACTCAGTCAGATCAACCTTGTCTGATAAATCTAATAACGCATCTGTATCCCATTCCAGACTTACTTCACCTGTGCGATTATCTGCAATGGCTAGACCTCTACCGGCTTCGCTGTCTATATCCAGATCAGTGCGCTGCACCACTACCACTTCTTCGCCATTGGTCTGCACCACTTTTACTGGCAAATCTAACTCAGCCGCCACGTCTATGGTCTTATTTCCCGCAATTATTTCGCCGTCACGGTCAACCACCACAGAACGTCCTGCGCCATATCGACGCAAGGACTTCTCTAACAAACCCCGACCGCGCTGGCTTCCTTTATTCGCGTTCTTTGTGTCCGGCTTTAAATCGGCTATCGATGTGATAGATTTGTGTTCGCCATTTTTGCTTACTGACATCTAACCACCTCTGCAAAAATGAACCGATCCAAAAGCTGGAAACCAAAACAACGCCC